CTACCTTCTCCTATAGAGCCGGAGGTATAACCGGTAAACGTATCAAGGCTATTGTCCAAGAGACTAACCTGCCACAATTGACAGGTCTCACCGATATTATGTCGGGTCTCTGGGAAGCGACGCCTTGGTCGTTTGTAGCCGATTGGTTTATTCCGATCGGTGGTTACTTGGAGGCCAGAGGAATGGCGCAAGCCGTCTCTGGGACCTTTGTCACTACCAAAAAGGTCTCAAACTATAGAGGTGCGATATCCTTTAGTGGGTATTCACCAATCTACAAATCCGACGGTCCATGGGACCACGAGGACTGGGATCTTACTCTAACGAGAACGATCTCCACGTCTCTTGCGGTACCGATGCCTAAGGCTGTAGGACTTAGTGAAGTGATCTCGGGTTGGAAACGGGCTACTAACGCCGTTACCCTTCTCGTTCAACAACTCCGCAAGCGTTGAGTTCCCCTAATCGGGACACTCGTTTGCACCTTCCTTCTACCCCTTACCTCCGAATGGAGTATTTCCATGTCGCAAATAGCGAACATCACCGTCTATGACGGTGCGGCGACACCCGTCGCCCATACACTCGTCCCTGTGGACGTCACCCGCTCGGGTCAGTCGGTGAAGGCCAACTGGCGTGAGGTCTCGGCATCCGTACCTACGAATGCCCAGGTCCGCGCTCAGGCGTCCATCACCAAGCTCAAGAGCGGTGTCTACAAGTGCGAGTTCCGCGTCGAAGTGCCCGTCATGGAGACCGTGTCCAACCAGAACTCAGCTGGATACACGGCAGCGCCGAAGGTAGCGTACGTGAATACGTACGTGACCACCGGCTTCTTCCATGAACGTTCCGACGTCACTGGTCGTCGGCTGGCCCGGATGCTCGCCGTGAACATGCTCAACAACGTCTCTTCGAGCGTTGCAGCTGCCACGAGTGGGCCACTGGCCGACCTGTTCGACTACTTGGTCGCCCCGACCTGAACTAGCCGGGTCGTTCACAGATACCTCAACGCGGGGGACTTTCCCCCGTATTACGACTTACGAGTTGGTGCCTACCAGCTCGGAATGCCGTATGTGCTGATGTACCCGTGGGATGTAGAAGGCTCGTATTACACGTACCCGGTATACACCGGGTCCCCGTGGGACGATTACCAGATACAGCTTATGGTTGTCATCACAGGAGGCGCAGGTGAATGATCCGCGTGTATAACTCCTTTATAGGGTTAAGAATATGACTACTCAGTCTGGGCCCGTGTTTACACGGTTTAACCAAGTGATCAGTACAGAGCTCACGAATAAAATCGTGACTGATCTGTCCTTTTGCCACATCAGAGAAGCTCGGGAGCGCGCAGAGCATGTCCAAGACCGAAGCATTCAAGCTTACGTTAAGGATTGCCTTGCGTATCTTTCCGACGCCCTTACTCAGGGTAATCTTCCTGCTGTTGCACTCTTCGAGGTTGACCTCGATTTCCTTGGTGCTTGCACCCAGGAGGTCGGGGCTGCTACAGCGTGCGTCCTTGCTCATATCCAGCAGATTGTCGGCCTATTCAAAAAACGGGCCGATATCGACGTTGGAATCGACAAGGAAGATGCAGCTTGGCAGTCCTTCAAAGAGTCCGAGATCGCGTGCCTTGAAACCAACAACGTCTTCAGACAGAGAGGGCGAGGCGAAATAACATTCCGCCCCGTCGTCGAGCAGGCTCTAATGCATGCTCGGCGGAAAATCCTCCAAGTCCTCGACACAGTTGGTCCGCCGCCTTTATGCGACGTTCAGGTGCGTTTCGGAAAAGGTGCTACGACGCGTACTCCTAAAAGAATAGCGTCCGCGCGACGAAAGTTGCGTGAGGGGCTCGTTTGTGGAGAAGGTTTCCTTTCTAACGCGCAAGCGTCTGTATGGGAAATCCCGGGTTGGTACAGTCATCGTTTCGATGATGACTCTGTTGACTCGGCCTTGCTTACCGTTTACGTTGATGACGGTCGGCTTGAGTTCGTCCCCAAGAACTGCAAAACCTATAGGGCTGTAACGCCTTCCCCGAACCTGGACGTAATGTTCCAGTTAGGGATCGGTGACTACATGACCAAAAGGCTGCGCAAGTTCGGTGTCGACCTATCGGACCAAGAGATGTCAAAGTCTCTTGCTCGTACCGGGTCGTTAACCGGGGCTTTAGCAACCCTGGACCTTAGTAGTGCTTCTGACACAATCAGCATCGAGTTGGTTTATGACCTTCTTCCTGTTGATTGGGCGAACTTCCTGTGGTCTTACCGAACACCAACGGTGAGCTATAAGGGGCAAGTCCTGAAGCTCCAGAAATTCTCGAGCATGGGGAATGGTTTTACCTTTCCGCTCGAGAGCCTCATTTTCTGGTCACTGGCCCAGGCCAGTATAAACCAGGTGGGGCCATCCGAAAGAACGTGCGCCGTTTTAGGAGACGATATCATCGTCCCGGTCGAATGTGTAGCCCTCTTAGAGGAGCTACTATTCGTTTGCGGCTTTAAGCTCAACAAGCTTAAATCGTTCTCATCTGGACACTTCCGTGAGTCATGCGGAGGTGACTACCTTTGGGGATACAATGTTCGTCCTTGCTACAA